ATCTATCGATAATATGTCTGCAAGATTATTACAAAGAACAATGCCTGATGACATTGCAAAAAATATTAAGGGACAACTAGGTTCTTATACAACTACAATGTATGAACAGTTTGAAAAACAAATGCCATTGTTAAAATATGAACCATCAGCAGAACAGATAACTAGAGCAAAAGAATTATTAAGAGCAGACAAAGTTAAAGAACTTGGTCGTAATCCAACTTCAGCAGAACTTGCACAATTAAATAAAGAAGTTGATGACCAAGTAGATTATTTTTTAAGAAAAAAAACAGTAGACGAAGTAGATGTAGAACAGTTAAAAAATCAAGCAGGTGATGTAATTAATAATCCAAACAAAGAACAAATTAATAATGTTACGGTTCAAGATAAAATACTTACACAAAAAGTTTTAAAACCTTGGCAAAGAGAAATAGCAGGAGTTATTAAAGACCCATCATATACTTTTTTAAACACAGTCAGTAAACAAGCGCATTTAAATTACACGTTAAAATATATGGATGACGTACTTAGATTTGGTTCAGAGGATGGACCAGGTAAGTTTATATTTAAAGCAGATGAGTTGAGTCCACTTGATGCTAACAATCCTTTAAAATTTAAAAAAATAGAACAAAGCGGACAGATAAATGGTCTATCAAAAATTGAGGGTATGTACATGCGTGCTCCAATATACGATGCCGTATTTGATACAACAAGTAACTGGTTAAATAGAAGTGGTGTAGGTACATTTTATAAGTATGGAGTTTTAGCACCTAAAGCTATTTCACAGGTTGCAAAAACAATTTTATCTCCACTAACACACGCTAGGAACTTTATTAGTGCTAGTGCATTCGTAGCTGCGAATGGTGCTGCTTTTCCAAACTATGGCGATGTGCAAATGTTAATGCCTAAATCATTAGGAGGTGAGGGTGTATTAGGACAAGCATATGGACTAACAGGTAGAAGAGTTCTAGGTACAATGACTAAAGCAGATGATGCTTTGTATGAAAGATTGTTAAGAGTTGGTGTTGTGGATTCATCTGTTCAGATCGGTGAGTTTAAAAGAATTATAAAAGACGTTATTAATAATCCAGGCCAAGCAGAAGCTAGAGCTTATACGGAATTATTAAACAACGATAAAAGTATTAAAACATTTAAAGGTTTACCTGATCAAGCAAAACGTGGTGCAGCTAGAGTTTTTGGTAAGTTGCAAGACGCGTATGTAGCTGAGGATGATTTCTTTAAATATGTAAACTTTAGTTTAGAAAGAAACAGATACTCACAAGTTCTAAAAGAATTAGGTATTAACCAAGATAACTTTAGACAAGCTTTAAATAGCGATACCACAGGTGGTAGATTTTTAAATAAATTAGTTCAAAGAAAAGAATATGTCGAAGGTGCTTTAAATAACCAACAAGGTTTTTCAAACCTTCTTGATGAGCTAGCAGGAAGTTTAACTAGAAACAATGTACCAAACTATGGTTATGTAGGTCGAACTGCAAGAGCGTTAAGACAATCTCCGTTTGGAAACTTCATTGCGTTTCCATTAGAAATTATGAGAACAGGTAATAATATATATTCAACGGCTATCGATGAAATTACATCAGGTATTGGTAAAGGCACATTAGAAAATCCTGAGATACCTGGATTAATGAAACTAGGATTAAAAAGATTATTTAGTTTTGGTATGACAGTTGGTGGCGTGCCATATACATTAGTTCAAACATTCAAAGCAAAAAATAATGTAACTGATGAAGAAATGGAAGCATTAAGAAGAATGGTTCCTGAGTGGTCTAAAAATTCTACATTGATACCTGTGGGTCGAGACGAAAACGGATATTTAAAATATGTAGACTTTAGTTACAACAATGCATACGACACTTTAATAAGACCATTCCAAGCTGTAGTAAATGCACTTAATACAAGTGGTGGTAACAAAGACTCTTTGATGGAGGCTCTTGGAACAGGGATGACAGATGCATTATCAGAAGTTATGAAACCATATGCAACAGAATCAATTTACACTGAAGCACTAATAGACTCAACTATTAGAAGAGGTATTGGTAGAGAGGGTAGAAGAGTTTGGGATGAGGCAGATGACATCGGAGTCAGAATGTTAAAAGGCACTCTGCATGTGGCTAAATCATTACAGCCAGGATCGATTGCTCAATTTAAAAGAATAGGAGATGCAGTTAGAGGAAAAGCAGATAAAAAATATGGACAAACTTTTAATTTATCTGATGAGCTTCCAGGTTTAATTGGATTAAGAGCAATTGAATCTAATCCTGAAAGAGCTATGAAATACATGGTTACAAGTTTTGGATCTAATTTAAAAAAAGCAGACAACCTATTTATTGCACCATTGTTAAGAGGTGGTCGTGTATCTCCTGAACAAATAGTAGACCAATATAAATATTCTGAGCAAAGAAGATTTGCTTTTATGAGAGATATGTACAAAGATATTGAAGCAGCTAGAGCATTAGGAATGCCTGACAACTTAATAAGAAGAGAACTAGAAAAAAGAAAAGGTTTACAGAAAGATGTTATTAGACAAATCATGTCAGGAACCTATGTACCAAAACCACCGAGTTCTTTCTTTGTAAATAGAATAAGAGAAATTAATAATAAACTAAACGAGGAGGAAGGCGTTGATGTAGAAAATCCATACTTCATAGCAAGTCCTTTTATTGGAGATATTATATCTGATAACAGAAACATAGACTTGTTAGATGATGAGTTAATGTTTAGAGATATTGACGTGCCATCTCCACCAGGAATCATGGATTCAATAACACAAGCTTTTAACACACAAACAACACAAGGTGGTTCACCTAACGTTAATATCGTAGGCGGTGGAGGTGGTGGCACAGGTGGATCTATTCCATACGACAAAATGACGATGGCACAGAAATTAGAATACGATAAAGCAATGAGAGGAATATAATGGCAATAGAACCTAAAACAACTAGAGAACACATCATATCCTTATACGGACATGTAACAGGCGTAAAAAAAGATATTTCGCAGATTAAAAATAATCATCTCAAACATATCCACGAAGACGTCGAGAAGTTGGGCGGTAAGATAGACAAGATCTATTGGGTTCTCTTAGCAGCAGCGGGATCTGCTGTACTCTTTGCTTTGGAAAAACTAGTTAATTAAATCCAATCTTTTAATTCTTCACCCATAATCTGAGTTGCAATGTCAACTTTCTTTCTTAAAGACTTTACTATTCTTTCATCGACAGTATCTTCACACATTATATCTATGTAAGTCATTGGTCTTGTCTGACCAATACGATCTATTCTAGCTTCTGACTGTTGTCTTTTCTCAAGGTCATAACCATTAGAATAATAAACCATTGTAGATGCTGCAGTTAAAGTGATACCATACCCTCCTGTTTGTGGAGTTCCTATAAAGAATCTACACTTAGGATCTTCTTGAAACCTTTTAATATTTTTTTGTCTGTCAGCACTTGGTGTTAATCCATAGTAATCAACATAACCTTCGTCAAACTCTTCTTTGATAGCTTCTATGATTTTATGGACATCTCTTTGCCAATGAGCCCAAATAACAACCTTACCCTCAACTTCATTTAAGACATTCATTAGTTCATCCATTCTATTATTTTTTACGTCCTGTATAACGCCATCGTCAGCTGTGAAGTGTCCACAAGTAATTTGTTGTAGTCTCATTAATTGTGTTAAAACTGTGGCTGTTGTCATACTTTTGCCATTAAGATATGCTAATGCCATTTGCTTCATCTGATCATAAATTTTTCTTTGGTCATGGCTTAACGATACAATACGTTTCATAAAAGTTTTTTTCGGTAGATCTAAACATTCGTCTTTCAAAACTCTGTACGAAAAAGCCTTTAATTTAGCGCTTAATTCGTCAAGGTTTCTGTAACCAACCGGGATTTCAATTGATCGTCCACCGAAATTCATCTTACGCATAACAGCGTATCTTTGTCTAAATGTATAAAAAGATACATGACCTAGGAGCTCAGGCCGTAGAAAGTCACATTGCATAAATAAATCTAGTGGCGATTTTGTGACAGGAGAACCAGTTAAAATTCTTCTATATCTAGAGTGCGATGCAAGAGAACATATGTTTTTAGTTCGTTTAGCATCTTTGTTTTTGATAGTTGTAGACTCATCAATAACCATCATAGTTCTATGGCACGATAAAAATTTAGCCGCAAAGTCAACACCTTTTTTAGTAGAAAAGGCATCAACATTCATGCATAGAATATGCAGTTTTTCGTTTGTTTCAAACAAGCTTTTTAAAAGTCTATCTTGTTTTTGAGTAATGTTAGCTTGCCATAATACAGATGTAGTTTCTATATGCTCAGGTAGGTGTTCAGGTATTTCACCTTCGTGCCAATTCTTATACACACCTTTAGGTGCAATAATTAACAAGCCATCAATCTTGCCATTGTCATAAAGCATAGCTGCATTATCAATTAATACTTTAGATTTACCCGTACCCATCTCCATAAAATAGGCATAGTATTCTTTCATCCAAGAATTTTCTAACGCAGTTACTTGGTGTGCGTATGGTTTTGTCTTAAATTTATAGTTCATATTTTTTCTTCTTTCTTGTTGACAATGCATTATATTAATTTATAACAAATGTCAATGAAAGAAAATACAGTTTATGTAATACAAGAAATTGCAGGAACTCGAGAGGGTAAACCTAGAATAAATATTATGGGTGCATCTGAATACGGTTCTTTAAAATTTTTATTACCCGAGCTTTCACAAATTATATTTTCTCCAGGACCATTAATTTTTAAATTAAGAAAAGTCCTGAGAGATTTTACAAGTGAAGATTATCTTTTATTAACTGGAGATCCTGCTATAATCGGTGTGGCTTGTTCGATTGTATCAGATATAACAAACGGTAAATACAAGCTATTAAAATGGGATAAGCAAGAACGAAGATATTATCCTATCAACATTAATCTTTATGAGAAAGGAGAAATAGATGATTGATGAAAATACAAAAGTTAAAGTGTTCACAGGTAGTGGCTCTATTAACTTTGAAGATGACAGGAAGGAAAGCTTAGGAGAAGTCGATAACGCTAAAGCCCTTTCTGATCAAGTAACCAAACTACAATCTCTCGAAGACGAGATTGAAGAGCAAGAGAAAAAACTTAAGGAGTTGAAAAGAAATCAAGAGTTATTATCAGGAGAAGTTATTCCTACGATGATGACGGAGATGAATATTTCAACATTAAAATTAGCAGACGGATCCGCTGTTGAAGTGAAACCCGTCTACGGTGCTTCTATTCCTGTTGCAAAAAAGGAAGAAGCATATACCTGGCTTCGTGAAAACGGCCTAGGTGATCTTATTAAAAATGAGATCACTGTTGCTTTTGGTCGTAACGAGGACAACAAGGCAATGGCTTACGCCACCCTTGCACAGGGTCAAGGATATGAACCTATCCAGAAGTTAAAGGTTGAACCTATGACTCTAAAAGCATTGGTCAGAGAGCGTCTTGAATCTGGACAAGAAATGCCCTCTGATCTATTTAACGTGTTCGCAGGCAACAGAACCAAAATAACAAGGAGCAAGTAACATGAACCAAGTAGCAGAAAAAAAGACTGCACCACTTCCTGCCAATACATTTGAGCAGGACGCAGGTCAAGGTCTTGGTAAGTTAGGTCAAGAGGATCTAGCATTACCGTTTCTAAAAATCCTAGGACAGTTATCACCTGAAGTAAATAAACGGGATGGTAAATATGTTGAAGGTGCAGAGCCAGGAATGATATTCAATTCTGTCTCTGGAGAGTTATATGATGGTACGATTGGCATTAGTGTCATTCCGTGTTTTTATAAACTCGAATACATAGAGTGGAAAGATAGAGGAGAAGGATCAGGTGCACCCGTGCAAATACATGACTCTTCTTCAGACATCATGAGTCAAACAAAGACTGATGCAAACTACAAAGATAGATTACCAAACGGTAATTATATTGAGAAGACTGCATCTCACTTTGTTATGATTACCAATCCTACAGCAGCCACTGCTTTGATTTCTATGAAATCTACTCAATTAAAAATTAGTAGAAAATGGAACTCAATGATGGCAGGTATAAAGATGAAAGGCAAGAATGGTATGTTCACTCCTGCATCTTTTAGCCACGAATATAAGTTAAAGACAGTTCAAATGTCTAATGACAAAGGTACGTGGTTTGGTTGGGAGGTACAGAAGATAGGACCTGTAGCAAATGCAGAGCTGTACCAACAAGCAAAAGCTTTTGCCGAAAGCATTTCTAAAGGAGATGTTAAGGCGAAACATGGTGAAACCGATAAAAAGGATTCATCACACTTCTAATTCCTTTGGGAATAGTTGCAACAGGGGCGGGGAAGCGAGAGTGGAACCGCCCTTACTGATAGGATATGGAAGAAAAATTTATACAGATATTTAGTGGGTTCTCTGAGAACTATGGTCAAGCTGATATGCAAAGGCTTGAGGTAGATCCTATCTCTAAAAAACAAAAACCTGAATACAGATGGGCACAACAAAGACTTACAGATGATGCATACAAAGATCATTTGATAGGTACAAAGTCAATTGGTATTCAACCATGTAATGAAAAGAATCACGCACGATTCGGTGCAATAGATATTGACCCACAAGAATATGTAGACTTCGATAGAAAATTTTATTTAGATAAAATAAAAGAATATGAATTACCAATAATACCCATACTTTCTAAAAGCGGTGGACTTCACTTGTATGTATTTACAAAAGATTTTATTCCTGCAAAAATTATAAGATCATTCTTAACAAATTTAATTCCAATATTTAATTTAAAACCTGAAACAGAAGTGTTTCCAAAACAAACAGAACTTGTCAAAGATAGTGAGACAGGAGAGATGAACAAAGGAAACTTTATTAATCTACCATACTTTAAAAAAACAGAACGAAGAGCTCTGAACTATGATGGGACAGAGTTTAGCTTTGAACAATTTATACAACTCGTTCAAGAAAATTTTATAACAGCAGAAAGAATAAAAGAAATAGATGACAGCTTAGAGAAAAAAGTTTTAGAAGGATCGAATGCAGAGTTTAGTGATGGTCCACCATGTCTAGCAGCACTATCAAAAAATAAATTATCTGATGGTAGAGATAGATTTCTTTATAACTATATGGTGTTTGCTAAAAAGAAATATCCTGACAATTGGGAAGAGAAAGTTATGAGTGCACCTGTCTTATACTTTGAAGATTCAGTTGCGTGGTCTAAACAAAAACTTACACAGAAGATTAGATCATGGAAGCAACAATACAAAGGTTACACTTGCAATCAAGATCCGATCGCACAACATTGTATGCGTGGACTTTGTGTTAAAAGAACTTTTGGTATTGCATCAGACTTTCAAGATTCATATCCACTGTGTGCAAACCTAGAGAAAGTTGATCTTGAACCAGAACCAGAGTACAACTTTGATGTGACTTTACCTGATGGACAGACAGTAAGATCTGTGCATTGTAAAACAATCGAACATCTAACCGATCAAAGAAAAAGAAGAAACTCAATAGCAAAGTATGCAGGGTTTGTACCACCATTACAAAAAGGTGCAGACGATCAAAAAGTTTTAGATGCACTATTTAAAACACAAAAGGTTATGCCACCACCCGTGGGCACCACACCAAGAGAAAAACTACACGACAATGTTTATCAAAAGATTACAGGACCTGAAGCAAAGAACGATGCATCATTCAAGACAGGCACGACTTTGATACAGGATGGGTATGCATACTTTAAATTTGATGTGTTCTACAAAAAGTTAAAAAATAAAGGTTGGCGTTATCAAGAAGACAAGACAGGATCAATGATGCTTAAGATATACAAAGATTGTGACATAGATTTTCTAGACCAAAAAAGATTTCCAACAACACAGAAAGGTAAACACAATAGCCCAACTAAAAATGTTGTAATGATATCTGTACAGAAGTTTGACAGGATAAAAATTTATCACAAAGTTACAGAACACAAGAAGGATATACTATGATCAGAAAGATATTAGGACCACCAGGAACAGGTAAGACTACTAAACTTTTAAAATATGTACAAACATTTTTAAAGTTAGGTACACCCATAGAAAAGATTGGATACTTTGCTTTTACTAAAAAGGCAGCTACAGAAGCAAAAGAAAGAATGCTTAAACTATTTCCACAGTACGGCTACAGAGATCTTAAACATTTTCAAACTCTACACTCACTAGCATTTACAACTTTAGGTATGAAGAAAGATAATGTTATGCAGGCAGAACATTACGAAGAGATAGGTAAGTCACTTGGTGTACAAGTTTCTGTATATAGAGGTGGTGAAGAAGAAACAGGATATATAGATTCAGATAGTGAATACTTTAATTTAATAAATATTGCACGGATCAAAAACATATCTATTAGAAATGAATACGATACCGACCTATACTCTGATGATATGGATTATAATTTAGTAGAGATCATACAAGCAGAACTTAACAATTATAAAAAATCTTTTGCACTCTATGATTTTACAGACATGATAGAAAAATTTATTGGGTCAGAATTATGCCCTAAATTTGATGTAGTATTTATTGATGAAGCACAAGACTTATCACCAATACAATGGAAGATGTACGATATCATAAAACAAAATACAAAGATGATGATTTTAGCAGGGGATGATGACCAAGCAATATACGGATGGGCAGGAGCAGATGTAAAAAGATTTCAAGATGAACCTGCAAAAGAAAAAATTTTACCAAAATCATATCGAGTTCCTATCAGAGTTCAACAAGTTGCGGACTCAATCATATCACAAATAGAAACTAGAATAGAAAAAGTATGGGATCCTAGAGATAACGAAGGACATTGTGAAGAGGTCTACGACTTAGATGAAGTTGATTTAACACAAGGCAGGTGGTTGATACTCGCAAGAACAAACTATCGTTTAATTAAAATGAAACCATATCTAATGGAACGAGGTATATATTTTGAATACAAAGAACGAAAAAGTTTTAGTGCAAAACTATGGAAAGCAATCAGAGATTTTACAAGATGGACATCGGGTGCACAACTAACAGCGCCTGAAATAAAAGATATATTTGATTACACAGGCCATGAGTTTGTAGGTGAAGAGCATTTAAGTTATGACTGTGAAGAGTTTGGTATTGATGCAAACGATACATGGTATGAATTATTTAACGCAGATGCTGAACAAGTTCTATACATCAGGCAAATGTTAAGTAACAAAGAAAAACTTTCTGAGGAAGCAAGAGTAAAACTATCTACGATTCATTCAGCTAAAGGTGGCGAAGCTGATAATGTATTATTGATATTAGATAATACAGAAAAGATACGTGAAGCAATTGATAAGAGTCCTGAGAAAGCAGATGAAGAACATAGAGTTTGGTATGTGGGAGTCACTAGAACAAAACAAAGCTTATACATAATGGCTGCTAAGGAGGATAGATTAGGTTATGACATCGAAGGTTTGGGATAAACAACACGGAGGATCACATTATCAAAAATATAAAATTCAACCAAGTAAGTTTGTAGTGGAGAATGAATTGTTATATCCTGAAGGATGTGCTATTAAATATATAATTAGACATCGGGACAAAGGAAAGAAACAAGATCTATTGAAAGCAATACATTTTATAGAAATGATAATTGAAAGGGATTACAAATGAAGATACCAAAGTTTGAAGCACAAACTGAATGGGTCAAACCTACTGAGTTCCCAGACTTAAGACAGGTTGACGAAATAGCAATCGACTTAGAAACAAAAGATCCAAACCTAAAAGAAAAAGGATCAGGGTCAGTCATAGGCGAAGGTGATGTTGTGGGCATCGCTGTAGCTACATCGCATTACAAAGGATACTTTCCTATTGCACACGAGGGCGGTGGAAACATGGACAGACAAAGAGTTATGCTTTGGTTAAAAGACGTACTTGAATCTCAGTCTACAAAAATATTTCACAATGCAATTTACGATGTTTGTTGGTTGCGAAGACTAGGACTTAAAATAAATGGTGACATTGTTTGCACAATGATAGCAGCAGCGGTTACCGACGAGAACAGATTTCGCTATGATCTCAATAGTTTAGCGTGGCATTATCTTGGCTATGGTAAAAATGAAACAGCTTTAGCAGAGGCTGCAGAGAGTTGGGGTATCGATCCTAAAGCAGAGATGTATAAGTTACCTGCAATGCACGTCGGCGGATATGCAGAACGAGACGCAGAAATTACACTTGGTCTTTGGCAAGAAATGAAAAAAGAAATATTGCATCAAGACTTGGAAGATATCTTTGACCTTGAAACAGAATTGTTTCCTTGTCTTGTAGACATGAGATTCAAAGGTGTACGCGTTGATACTGAACGTGCACATCAAATGAAAAGTAATCTAATAAAACAAGAACAAGATCTATTAAAAAAAATAGAAAGCGAAACAAATATATATCCACAGATATGGGCAGCTAGAAGTATTGCGCAGGTATTTGAAAATTTAAAAATACCTTTTGAGAGAACAGAGAAAACAGATGCACCATCTTTTACAAAAAACTTTTTACAGGAACACGAACACCCTGTTGTAAGAATGATTGCACAAGCAAGAGAGATAAACAAAGCACACACAACTTTTATAGATTCTATTCTTAGATACGAACACAAAGGTAGAATCCACGCAGAAATAAACCAATTAAGAAATGCAGGAGGAGGTACCGTCACAGGTAGGTTCTCTTATCAGAACCCAAATCTTCAGCAGATTCCTGCAAGAAACAAGGATCTAGGACCTATGATTAGGTCATTATTTATACCCGAGGAAGGCCATAGATGGGGTGTATTTGACTATTCTCAGCAAGAGCCTAGGTTGGTAGTGCATTATGCTTCTTTGTATAAATTACCCTCAGTTTATGATGTAATCGATGCATATCAAAATGATCCTAACGCAGACTTTCACCAAACAGTTGCTGACATGGCACAGATACCTAGATCACAAGCAAAGACAATTAACCTTGGATTATTTTATGGTATGGGTAAAGGCAAACTTCAAGCAGAGTTGGGTGTGAGTAAAGAAAAAGCTGCAGAACTATTTAATACTTATCATGCAAAGGTACCTTTTGTTAAACAGCTTATGAGTAAGGCATCTAACAGAGCTCAAGACAGAGGACAGATAAGAACTTTACTTGGAAGACTATGTAGGTTTCATTTATGGGAGCCAAATAGTTTTGGTATGCATAAAGCCATGACACACGAAGATGCACTTAAGGAACACGGACCAGGGATCAAGAGAGCTTACACATACAAAGCACTAAATAAATTAATACAAGGTAGTGCAGCAGACATGACAAAAAAATCTATGTTGGAATTGTATAAAGAGGGTATCATACCGCATATACAAATACATGACGAACTTGATATATCAGTTGAAGATGAATCTCATGCTAAAAAAATTATTGAGATTATGGAGAATGCTGTTACACTAGAAGTTCCGAATAAAGTAGATTATGAACACGGAGACAACTGGGGAGAAATACATGATTAAACAATACTATGATAAATTTATGGTATGGCAATTGCATAACAGAAGAGAAATTGTTTTTGCTATAGCAGGTTTTGTTATTGGTGCATTAATATTTTAATGACCTATGGCGTACCTAAATGCAAATATACCACCAACGTACGCACAAATAAAAAGAGAATACCTTTATGATTTACAAAAACATCATGGAGAAGTTGAAGATTGTATTATCTTTGGCTTATCAGCAATTACTGGTCGTAGCATACTATGGCACGCTATTATGGAAAACGGTGCAATATTTTATCGCTTACCAATTAGCGCGTTTATTCAAAAGGGATTTGACCCATCCCGAGTGCCCACAAGACGACTTGATGAATTACAGCTCTGGAATTGTTTTT